TCCTTTTGCTCCGGCTTTGAAGCCACGGTACTTCATGTACTGAGCAAGCTGAACCGCATCCTTTTCGTAAACCACGATGTTATTCGCAGCGGAAAGGGCAGTTGTGCCCATGTAGTAATCCACGAACATGTCAAACCCTGCGGCCTGAATGCGAGTGTCGATACCGTCCTGAGCCAGTCCTTTTGCAGGTTGCTGAAGCATCCAGTTATGGAACAAGCCAGCTCCAAGCACTACCGGACGGCCTACGCCACCGTTGAGCATGAAGTCAGCCATGATCTTGGTGACGCCGTTTGATAACGGGTTGGAAGTGGTCGCCAGGGGAATATTGATCGCCTGAGCGGTGTTGTTTCCTGTTGCGCGGTTGTTACCAATCGCAGCGGCCAGAAGCGTGCACAGATCCTGATTCACACCTTCGTTCAATGCCGAAGCATACGTCATCAGGGTGTCATAGAATTCCCACATCAGGGGAGTTACCGGAGCGGAACCGTTTGCCACCATTTGGGAAGCATAGGAATCGAAAGCTGCGATTGTCTCATCAGCGATGTGGAAAGCAGTCTGGCGCACGTTGGCAACCGAAACCGTAGTTTCAAGGTAAGCCGAAGTGGATGTGACATCACAAGACTCGGAAGTCTGTGTCTGTGCTACGGTGGCACGTTTTTTGTACTTCACTTTAACGGTTTTGAAGTGACCGTCAAAGGAGTCGTTTTTTATTGCAGCCGGAGAATGTGCAGTCAATAACATACCCAAAGCGCCAGCGGGCTCAAGCTTATATTGTGGTGTGGCTAAGAAGGTGACATCTTTCTGCATGGAAAGAACACCTAAACTGAAACCAGTAGCCATTGTTTAGAATAGATTTTGGAAGGCTGTTACGCCTGTCGGGCACGGTTAATGCCCTTGCTCTGTGAGAAGCGTGTCAAGCTGCGAGTTGTAGTTCGCTGCTCCGGCTGCTCCGCCACCGGGTATGATTGTTTCATTACCCTTACCGCCTTTATCCTTGTTAGGATCAGAGATTTTTAGCATCTTGTTTTCGGCAAGAACCGAATCGCAGACACCCTCAAATGAAAGTTTATTGTTTGCCGCATCAAAAACATCAGTGCCGTCCTGCTTCTGAAGTTTGTATTGGCCTGTTGATTCATCGTAAGTGGCAAGTGCACCAAGAGCCGCAAGTTTCTGATCCAGTTTAATCCTGGCTACCTGAGCGTTGATGTCTTTGGGTTGCTCGCCCGCATACTCATACCCCATTAATTTGGAGTTGATCGCAAAATTGCTGATCTTCTGAGCCGCCTTTGCCTGTTCCGCTGCAATGGCATCGGTGTGAGCTTTGGCGAGTGTGCCCTGCTGCTCTTTAAGGGAATTGATCTGCTTTACCAGATCCACCTTGTCGCCGCCTGTCGCTCCTGCCGCTTTTGCCGTGAGTTCCTTGATGGCTTCGGTTAATTTACGGGCTTTTGCGGATGTTTTCTTTTCGCCTTTTAGGGAATTGATCGCCTCTTCATCCATGCCGTGATCCATGCCGATCTTGTACAATTCAGCATCCAGTCCATTGCCCCATTCCGACAAAAGCACATCCTTCAGAAGCGGCTTTGCGCTCTCCAAAGTGTGCAGACCTGATTCCATTGAAGCTTTGAGGCTGTCAGGAATGTTGATCTTTGAAATTTCGGGATTGGCTAAAATGGCAACAAGCTCCGGGTTGTCCGCAGCGATGCCAGCTCTTTTTGCAAGGGAATTGAATACTTCTGATAATGTAGGCATAGTGGTTTGGATTGGTTACCCGTTACTTATTTTTTCTTGAATGAAGGCTTTGTGGTGGCGGTTTGGGAAGATTCAGCCGACTTAACTGCCTTTTTTGGATAGGCGTAATTGTGGGCATCCTCTTCGTCATCAAAGAATTTCATGTCGACAAGGTTTCCGGTTTCCCGATTCCAAGCGTTGGCGTTATGGCGGTTCCACATTGATTCTGTGTCACCTCCTGCATCACCCACCACATGAACATCACCTGTCTTTCTGAATTTAACTACAACGAATCCCATATTATTGAATGTTAATAAGTAGCTGTAAAATTAATTTTATAAACTATTGGTTTATCCGAATTTTCTTACTTTTGGGGTCAATGGGCACACCGAAACAGCCAAAACGAAAAGTAAGACCTGACACTAGAGGGATAAAGGCTTATAAGAAATTTATACCTGATGACGTATTGGCAATAATTCAGGATGCCCAAAATCAACAGGAAAAAGATTGCAAGTGTAACTTCTCTGTGGAGAGCACTGTTTATTTATTAATTCGTAAACTAAAAAACCTATAACATGAAAAAAGAAACAAAAGTCAAAAACATCGAAGAGTTAAGAAACAATCTTATTGATCTGTACGATGATTTAAGGGCAGGGAAAATTGGCATTAGAGAAGCAAAGGAACACGCCAATGTAGCAGGCAAAATAATGGGGTCGGCTAAAGTGCAATTAGAATATAATGCCTACATGAAAGCGAGCGCAAAAATTGACTTTTTAGAGGTATGATAAGGGCTACTCATTCTTGGGATATGCTTTCGGAATTTGCGGATTATGCAAACTGGAGCAGACTGAATGTTAAAATAAATAACTCTATTACTCTAACTATGAGTAATCGGCATGCTGCCAATAAAGAGTTTTATACCGTTGAAATTAAATACAAAGACCCTCGTAAGCACAATCAGGATACTGGCATTTATTACAATTTTCGCTACGACAGACCTTCATTCACCGAAGGAGAGCTTTATGAATATTATAGTGAATTTTGGGATGGAATTATGATGCTAAAGTCTTATGAATCAGCACTACTTTTTTATGATACCATAGTAGGCATAGGATGGAGAAACGGACTAAAAATAAAGCAAGACAACTATATTAATGATTACCCATATTCGGTGCGCATTAATATAAAAGAAGCGTTTGATTCATACTTAATGTACGCCTATAATAATAAACTACATAATTCGGCATTATTCGATAAATGGCAGGATGTTCAGGAGCGAAGACTTGAAAATATGAGGCAACTCGCTAAGGTTAAAATAGGCAGTAAGGCTATTCAAGTTTCATCGGCTGCATCATTGGGGATCACAGATGATTATTTGAAAGTTGATCTTCTGCTGAAAAAAATTAAAAATACCGACCGCAGGTACAGGGAAACAGTTGATAAAGTAGAAAAAATCTTATTTAAATCAAAATAATATGTCCAAGAAAATAAACATGAATTACTCTGCCCTGATGCAGATGTATAACGAAATCGACACATGGAGAAAGCGTGGAAGCGTTCTGTACGCCTTCAACACCTCCAAAATAAACGAGTTCATGAATAACAACGGCGTGAGGATTCAGAGTTTCATGGATCGCCACAATGCCCTTGACCGATCATTCTATGAGTATGAGTCCCGAATCATGGAAGGCGGTAAAACTGAAACGGTGCCGGTCATGGAAGGCGAAGCACCCCACATGAAGCCGAAGTTTCAGGAAGGCAAAACTCAGGAGGAATATAACGAGGCAATCAAGGCGTTGTTTGCTGAAGAAACGGTGGTGGTGTTATGAGTACTTATCCAATTGAAAACGATGATTCGAAAAGAATCTGTGAGCACGCAGATAAAACCTCTTTCTGCTACGATTTTCTGAGGCCAAAAGAAAACTCTGCCCCTATTGATACCATGTCAGCGGTACAAATGAAATACGCTATAATGGACACAGAAACAACCATCATGCAAGCCTGCCTTGACTTTGAGCAAAAGACGGGAATGAGAATCGAAAAAGTACGCCTTGTGAGGTTCGATTCGTGTTATAATCCACATGAAATCGAAACTGCAAAAATTACCATTTCAATATGACCCACACAGTCTTAATCCCCGTTTTCAACACTCCTGCACCCCATCTGATTGAGGCGGTTAATTCCATGCTGTATCAGAAGCGTGTAGTCACAAAAGTGCTGATTATTGATGACGGCTCAACTGATCCCGGTACAAGGGAGGCAATTGAACTGCTCGAACTCCATGACCGTGTCGATGCGCTTAGGCTTGGTAAGAATGAAGGCACTCCAACGGCTCTAAACAAAGCGCATGAGATTGTCAAAACCGATTACTCCATCATCATGGGTTCGGATGACATTTCGCATTTGAGCCGACTGGAACTGCAACTGGAGTACATGAAACAGCATCCTGAAACCGATGTGCTTGGAACGGGACTCTGGGCATTCAAGGATAGCGGAAGCACCTTATTCCGATCAAAATGGTTTGAATTCGTGCATCCAGAAAAGCCTTTGCCCAGAGTGAATGGAACGCATAATATGTATTTCATCGTCAATCATGGAACAGTCATTTACCGAAACAAAGCGGTCAATGATGTGGGCGGTTACAATCCATTATACAAGCGTGGTCAGGATGTGGAATTATGGAAGCGGATGTGGGAAAACAAGGCGGTATTTCGGAATTTACCGAATATACTTTATGCGTTTCGGAGGGTGGTGAAATGAAGGACTGGAAAGGCAATGTTATAAAAGTAGGAGATATAATTCAGATCTTCGAATTTGAAGATATGTTTGCTGGATCAACAATGAAACTTGGCTTTTGTGGACAGGAAGGTTTTCAGGAAATTGGATCAGTGAAATTAAAAAAGCACGATCGGTGGCTGTTGCTTCAAACTTTTGAAATTATAAAGCCTGAAATGGATGGGAGTATAATTTGTTTTAATTGGACACGGGATGTTGAAACCCCGAAAGAGTGCCCATTAGATTCAATAGGATGGAATGTCTGCCTTTCGAACAATCACGCCATTTGCATAAAAGATGTTTCAAATAACGAAATGGAGCATTTTCTGCACTGTCAAAAAATAGGATAACGAGCACCCTAAATCAAAATCGTCCCGACTGGACATTCATATTTTTCTGGATGCTGCTTTTGTTATTCAGCTTTTTGGTGTTGGTTGCTATTGTGAAGTGCGTGGCTTGAATGCCATCTTATAACCAACTAATTCTAGTGATATTAACCCATGTGGTCACATAGCCCGTCCAGCCTTGCGGGGGCGGTACGGTTGTGAATGTGGTGACGTACTTCCATGTACTTGACCCTTCGATCATGTTCTTTACAGATGTAGGGACTGTTATGTTGCAATCTACGAAGTCGGCTTTAGGTTGTACTGCCTGAAAGTCGGAAATCATGTTCAGTACTGACATCAGTTTATTCAATGTTGGATCAGCCGCTATGTCCCTGTTCAGTTTAGCGTCTGCCTTCGCTTCGTCTTTTGTCTTACAGCCTAGTAGCATCTATTCGGGGTTTAAGTCTAAGTACATACCGTTGAATGAATAGGTCGAGTACATCGTAGTTGGATTGGTTGCAAACGTAGGGAACACATACTTCATAGCGTATAGTGAGCCGGGGTTAAGCAGTATCTTCAGGTCTGTTGTGCCTTGAGCTGGTGTTATGGCATTATTGAACTGGATGTTACTGTGTAGCAGGTATTCTTTTTTAAACTGTGGACCAGGACCAGCACCGCCCGTGAAATAGTTCTGACCGTATATGTTCTGCAATTCGACTAGATACAGTTTAGTTGGTTCGGCTGATCCGTTCGTTCCATTGATGTGCTTTGTGACGGTGAAATCAGTGACCAGTATAGGACGGCTGACTCCGTACACATTGGCAAGGCTAGTGAAGTAGGAAAACGCTCTACCAGCTGGCCAGAAGTAAACCGTCTGCCCATCGAGTGGACTGTAATCCATCATAGTGCCGTTGAAGCTCCAGCTATTTTTAAGATATGCCTTACTCATATTCCCCTCCAAATACTGTGACGCTGAACATCTCTGCCTTTTCTGTTGAAGCTGATATGATGTCACCTGCCTCAATCTTTATATTGTACGGTGCTGTCTGAACAAATGAAGGTACGGTAGCTGACTTAGTGATAGCCGTTACGATCAGTTCATCAAAGATGTAATACGTTCCTGCCTTTTTAATGTAGAGCCGTATCATCCCTGCCGTTGTAGTTACTTCGGCCTTGACCTGAATGTGGTAGATCAAAGCGCCTGATGTGCCTGCTGTGTAGATGTCAGCTATTGTTCCAGTCCCGTCAAGATTAGCATTAGCTGTGTTGATACGAGCCATAGCCGTTTGCCATGATATAGGAAATACGGGGATAGTGTTAATTGCCATGTTATATGAGGTTCATGTGGTTGAATAGATTTATCGCTGCTGTGTTCACTCCGCTGTCAGCAATCAGCTTACCTGTTGTGGTGTCAAACACAGCTATGTTGCCGTCTACTGCTGATGATGGGCCGACTACATCACCTGAACCGCCTGCCCCATCAATCATCACCTGCAATGCCGCTTGCAATGCCGCAGCCGAAACCACCACAGGAGCGGTCACATCGTTAAAGTCAATTGAAAGCAGGTTACCGCCTTTGATCCGTTCGTAATTATGGAAGTAAATATCCAGAACAGGCTCAACGAGTGGCGTTCCGAATGTGATGTACTTTTTCTTGATATTCCTGACGATTGACCCGTTAATGGTCATTTCGATAAAAGTATCGTCTAAATCAACGAAAGCATAAGTTGCCATCCCAAGCAGGGGTTATTGCCCTGAATTGTAAAAGTAATAAATTATCGGTTTATTTGGTAAACTGAAAGGAAATGATTAAAATTGTACGGGTTTTAGTTAAAATGAAGAGCCGGGGTGTCATTCCCTCGGCTTTTTTATTTGTTATTTTAACTTCATTTTGTTAAGTTTGACCCCGAAACGCTAGAAGTTTCAAACATAGCCCGAATAGGGCGGGTTTGGAATTTCTACTTGCACTAGGTAGTTGTTGCTACGTTGGCCAATTTTTTAAGAGTTCCTTAATGATGTCCAACAAAAGTTTAGTTGCCGGAATATATTCCAGCCATGTGCGCCTAACGGGCGCAAGGCGTTTCTTTGATGCCATGCCAATGATGGTTTTAAAAGATGTTGAAAAGGGCGAGGCCTGATGAACCTCAATCTATCTTTGGAGTAACTTGCAAGGTCAGCGTTTCGAAAATCAAAGCCATCTGCTGATAACAGGTGGTTTTGTGCTTTTGGCTGATTACGTTTTGCTCCCGTAATGTATTTGTATCTAAAGCCGATACCAGAATAAAGCAAAGATATTAAAAAGAGCGTTGGCGCAACAGCTACCCAAAATAGGGTACTTAACATAATGGCTAATTATAGGACTTTGAACACCCGTAAAAAATAAAAGCACGTTCATTGTCCTATAATGGATTAGGTTATGTCACTTACAGCAGGGTGGCACAATTCAGTTCGAGACCGCAGGGGCTTCCGCAAAAGATCGACAGTCATAAGAGGTTTTCCTTATGACAGAGATTTTGCTTTTGGAAGCCCCTGCGGTCTCGAACGTTCAGGGATTCAATTATAGAAGCGTCTAGCTTCGGGATTGAAGACCTGAGAATTGTTGAAATTTAAGTGTGTGTGAGTGGTATAAAAGCAATCCTAAAATAGAATGACTCAAAAAAAAATATTCAAATTAGTTCCACAGATACCTACTCAGCAAAGCATAGCGACTCAAGAAAGTAAAGTTGTTTATATTAGTACGAAAGCTGAGATTAAGGCTTTAGCTGAGATAATTTATCAAAATCTTCCAACACTTCATCAATAGTTTTATTGGTCAATTTTGAGTATATTGCTATTAATATTGAGTGATTAATTGAAGATTGTTTTTTTAATTCTTTAATTTCATCAAGTAGGTATTGATACGGAGCTTCCCAATCTGGGCGTTTTTCTGATGTGTAAATATTTTTATCTTCCATAAGTTAGTTATTTAATCCCCGACTGCGAATCGGGGTTTTTTGTTAGAATTAATTAGTTCGACGCGGGAGGGAAACACACTTACATTTCAAGGATAGGGTATTTGGCATAACCGTAATTATAGGACTATACATTCCAAAGATATAAAATAATATATAATGTATTGTCCTATAATGTACACAGCATTATGTTGATGTATGGTGTGTTGGAAGGTAATGAGTTTCGAGGTCAGGTCGGCTTCCTGAAATACACATAAGAAGCGGTGCTTTTCAGCTTCGTTGATTTCATTTTGGAAGCCGACCTTTTAAATTTAATAATAACCGTTGAGGTGTTTCAACTGTTGAGGTGTTTATCCCTCAACCCCTTCGGCACCACCGCATCGGGCACACCTCCGAACTGATGACCGCATTGCCAACCGCCACGCCTCTGGGCAACATTGGAGGCATTTGTGCCCTTCATCATGCCCGAAGGAAGCCCTGTCTTTTTATTGCAGGGGATTTCACCTGAACAAATCTGAACCCCGTCAATGTTATCTGAAATGACGGTTTCAAGCTCCGACTCGTGAACATACTTCTTCTTAATCATGTGAACACACCACGGACGGGAAGTTTCAAGCAGGGAGCCTGTGTACATTCGCCACTTAAAGCCCAAATCAGACGATACGGTTTCATTGTATGAGGCGGAATACTGATTCAGCGCATCGGTGGTGATCTGACTGGTATGACGCTCCAATGCCCCTAGCGACTTGTTGCCGTCTGCATCGGTGGTAGTGGTGATGTAAGATCGCATCTGTTCCATAAGATCCGAAAACGAACCGCCCTGAGTCACGTTGTTTCTAAGTATCTGTTCGATGCCCGGCGAAACCTTTGCCGAAATACCCGCTTCAGTCAACTGGTCAATCGTGTAACCAATGGCATCCATTTTAATCGCACCGAGCAGTTTCTTTGGTTTGATGTCAACGGCCAGAGCAGAAAAGTAGGAAGCCTGTAATTTTTCAACCTGATCGAAAGCCTTCGTGAAATTCTCCACGCGGTCAACGTACTCAGGCGAAAGCATGACCTTTTGAATCTCCTGCATCAGTTTGCCAATAGCCCGAATGTTCTGAACCGAATTGGTGATCCTGCCATTTTTAACCTCAAGATCCTTTGCAAGTTCGAGTATTTTGGAGTAAATCTTCCCCTCCATATCAGGCATCTTGCCCTGAAACGAAGCAATGTCGGCATCAATTGACTTGACAATATCATCAAGGATCTTACTATGTGATGCCATTTTGCGCCCTCAGTTCTAAAAACAGGTTCGTGGTTTCATCATCAGTCAGTTTGTCAAGCCCCTTTTCCAACCTCCGCTTGTTGTATAACGGCAGCAGCACCTGACAAAATTCGTCAAAGTCAGTAAGGAAAATCTTTTCATCAATTTCAATCACGATCAGTTGTCTTTTATATTTATCAAAGCATCGCATACATCACACAGCAGGTGGTGGTGTGTCATCCTCTTCGTCATCTGCTGCCTGCCTGTCAAGCGCCGACTGCTTCAGCTTTTCAGCGGCCGATGTGGCTTTCTGAATCTCAGCCCCATACTCCTGCATCTTCTTAACCTGATCGGCATGGGTTGAAATGGCAAACTTCGGATCTTCTGTAAGCGCCCGTTTCACGAACTGACTGATATTACAGGAAACAATATAATCAATCTCTGTGATGCCTTTATTCATCAGCATCGAAGCCTTTTCATCCTGAGTGATGCCGGGTATCGGGTCAAGGTTCAAAACCAGACTGACCTCGATCTTCACATCATTGTCATAGTTGAACTTCTTGGCCGCGTACTCCACCTCCATAGCTTTGACCAGAGCAGGATTAACTTTCGCCTCCTTCGCTTTTTGAAGCTCTTCCACCAAATAAGCCGATGTAAACAGATCAAACTTTTCTGGAACGGCAATTTTCGGAAGCATGGCAAGCCGCTTGGTTTTATCAGCTACCACCTTGAAGTTTCGCCACTCATTGCTAAAGTAATAAACCTTATCAAGGATAGCAACAATATCCTCAGCCACTCCGTGAGCGAAGTTATGAGTTTCTTCCCGATCCGTCATCTTGGCCACCCCTGACTGAGCAAGTGGTGTCATGGCAAGGAATTCCATGTTCACCGCAGCAAGTGCCTTGAACTGGTGGCGATCCACCCGTTCGTCCTGAAGCTTGATGATCTCAGGGTTGCGGTCAATGTACCCGGCAGGCGGATTCGGTGCCATCGGTTGCCCCGGAAGCGGATTGCGAACGACAATGGTCTGGAATGGCGAACGTATCATGGTGCCGCCATTGCAGTTCTTATCAGGGCACTTCACCATATTTCCGGCAGCAGACTTCACCTTGCCCACACCGGAGCAGGCTTTGCATTTCTGCCCTTCAAACTCCCACCTTTCAAGGAACAGATGCTGAACGACTCCCGCCTGAAGATCGGAATATTCACGGGCGGCCTCATTTAGGAATGGCACCATAGCGTAAATCCGTGACCGGTACAGGAACGATTTATCCAGCGTTTTCCATGACAAACCTTTTGTCTTGAAGGCAGGCATCTTGCCAAAATTGTGAATCACTTCAGCCGTCATAGCAAACCCCTGATCGGTTTGGTTCTGCTCCCACTTCTGCACAAACGTGGTGGTAGCGACATAATAAATGTCACCTTCCAGAACCGCCTCACCCACCTTCATTTCAGATTTATCGGTTGACTTTACGATGCAGTAATCATCCTCAACAAACTCCATCACCCGGTCAGAATTAAAAATGAACGGGAATGGCCTGAAGTAATCAGTATCAGGAATGGCCATTTCAATCGGCATATCCACGATCACCGCATTCGGATCGGCCAGGTACTGCTTCAAAAGGTGGTTGAAAGTCCAGTTGGTTGCGCTTCCCATGTACGGGAAGTTCAGATCCATGTAATCATAAAGCGATTCCCCTGGGCGTATTGCTTTACTGATCGCAGTTTCATCGTACTTGATATTCCAATCCTCCGACTTTCGGATCTTTGAAAGCGATGTAATCACCTTCGATGCGGTCGGCATGGTTACGTGGGCGAAAATCTGTTTCCGGTACTCCTTGATGTGATCCGGTTCAGATGGCCTTGCCTTGTCAATGATTTCAGATGGATACTCCCCGTCAATGTGGATTTTAAGATCCGTGTAGGCTTTTACGGTTTCGGCATACGCCTTGTGCTTGTGGCCTTGCTTGAAATACTTCGATAACAGTTCAGCAGTTATTTTTGTTGGCATTTATTGGAATGGTTTTACTGTTTTCTTCGGCTTGGTAAGATGTCTGCTTTGTCTGGAATGGCTTCCCATCCATTTAGACCGAAATGCTTGAAATGAGCCTGACTCATATCTGAATAATACTTTTTAATGGTTTTGCCTTGCCTGTTTCCACCGATTGAAAGCAGGGCAAACTTGATGGCGATGTCGTGCGTATTGACCAGCGTTCCGTTGACCATTCGGTGACGAAACTCCCAGAAAGCAGGAGTCCATTTGTCACGGTGCGGATAAAGGCCGCAAGTGGAACTGGCTACGTTGAAGGCGTATTCATCCGGCACGTTTCCGCCAGATAATTCTGGCCTCGTTTTAGGATTGTCGTAAATCTTTCGAGCCACCGAAAACATGGATTTCACCCGCTTGGTTTTCTTGAAGTAGATGAATTCACTACGGAGCTGATAGAGCTTGCTGCCGAGCCTTGAGCTGAACACCTTTTTAATGTCGGCATACTTCGCCCACGTTGTATAAAAACCCGTGTGATGGCCTTCCTCTGTGTCCGTGTCAATATACCCCTCGTTGCTCATGGTGAAATCCTCATCCTTCAATTGATCGAACAGAGATCCTGGATTTATCGTTCCGAGCCACATCATGTCCGCATCCAGAAAAATGGTTTCATCGAACGGGCTCAGTTTATCAATGAACACTTTCGGCCTGAGATAATTTTCAATCCCATCAACCAGGTATGTTTCATCGGGAAGCATCTCGATTGCGATGTTACATTTATCTTGAAGCTGACCCGTTATCCTTTCGTTCATTGAGCCGGGCGTGACATAGATCAGGATCGGAATTTCGGGATCTGATCGCCTAATTGAAACGGCGTTGTTGGCTGCCATCTGGCCGTAAACCGGATGCCCTCCTGCGATAATGATGATTCCTCTTTCTGTTGTCATGTTTTATTATTCAAAATCAGTTATTTCCTGCCCATAATAGTAACAAGCACCGCACTTCAATTCCACACGGAATCGGAATGGGTTTGCCGGGGCAGTAAATGTCATTCCTGCCGCCATTTGTGAGAAGCTGTAATATGCCGTTACGTCAACCCATGTTAATCCTAAATCAATGGAGGTCTGTATTCTTGCTCCACACCCCGGCCATAGTATGGTTGCCGAGAATGATACCGTTCCAAGAACTAGCGATGGGGCGTTGCCGTCAATAATGGCCTGCCATTCAGAGATCACCTCATTCCACCAGTACGGCCCCGAATAGCCCAGTCCGCCGTATGGTCCGGGGTAAGCCGTCACATATCCGGTGCAGGCCATTGTCAAGCCAGTGAAGATGGCTCCATCGTACCACTCCAAGATTCCCTCATCGTCCTTCATGTACCAGCCTGCAAATGTGGTGGCATCACTTGAAAGCGCAATGGCATCTTCACAGGACTCAATACATAATCTTACCGGATCAGCAGCAGCGCAATCAGCGCAATTATTGGCAAACGTAACAGGCATTTTCTTTGACAGATCAAACGTAGCCCGGGCAAGCGCGAACCTTCCAAGCTTATCATAAGCGATTGAATATTCTTTATCCGAAAAAAAGTATTCGGTTGAATCAATTGTCAGGGTTTCGCAAAGCAGCGCAACCGACAATGCGTCGTGAGCGATTTCATCAATCTTGTCTGTTTTGCCCGTCCAGATCTTATCCCTTTCAGATGAGGTACGAACCTTTGTACCATCGCTTTGAATGTAGGTAGTGTCTTTTATGATCGGTTTCCCTCCGAATTTCAGGAATGGAATCCTCATGCCAAGCTTGAACGTATCGCGGAAATCAAACCCGTGGGCGAAACAATCTGAATACGCCTCGATCCATTTGGTGCATGGCCATTCAGTTGCTATTTCAAAGCAATTGGAATAGAACATATCCTCAAACGGTTCAACCATGACGGCTGTCACGTTGTCAATCCCGATCCGGCCAGGGAAGTAGTTATTTGCCGAGTCCCTGAATTTGCCGTTTAGCTGAATCTGTTGCGCTCCCGGTGTGTAGTTTGTTATGGCATTGGTATGAGTGGCAATAGATGTATCGTAAACGTATGATTGCGTCTGGCCGATTATAAACATGGCCGCCCCTGCCTCGCCCGGCCTGTCGTTCGTAACCTGATCGTATGATAACGAGTAGTTACCAGCTACGATATCGGTGTTAACGGAATTGATTAACCCCACTATGGCAGTCCATGACTGTGTGCTTTGATACACCTGAATGTCATCTACCGTGCCGTCAAATGCTGATGTCGGAGTGATGCTGATCGTTACCACCCCTCCAATGGTTGGAGTTAACGGGAATGTAATCACTCCATTTACTGAGTACGTTGCAGATGTCTTATCCGACAGCGTGACTGTTATTGATCCTGCGGTACGGCCTGATACGGTCAACTGAATCCATGAAGTGAGGCTATACGGAGGCACAGCAGGCGTTCCTAATGTAATGGAACGGGATAAGGGCGAAGTGTTGCCGGGCGTGTGTGTAGCATCCGTTCCTATCGTCCACCCTGCGAAAGTCCACCCTGCATTGCCCGCTGAAAAGTCACCGTTCGTCATCAGGTCGCCATTCTCAAGCGGCTCAAACACAAACTCCATCACCCCGGCATTCAGGTTGTATTGATGCAGTCCCGATGTTGTTGACCAGTCATCGAACCCGGCAGCGAATGTGCCGTTAGTGACAAGATTGGCGTTTGCTGGATTGCAAACTCCTAAAATCGCAATTTTATAGCAGCCGTTTGGAACCTTAATCAGGGGCGTGTCAATCAGTACCAGTTCCGAAAATAGGAATGATATGTTGATCCGGTCGTCAACAATGGAGTAAAATCCAGATAAATCAGCGATTTCATTCTCATCCAAATCAACAAGCATAATGTAGCCGGGTTCGGTTAGTTCGTATATTTCCTCAATCTCAACCGTGCCGTCAAAATCTGCGGTGGGCACGATGTTGAATCCCGTTGAGTTTCCGGTGTACACATACCGAATGTAGGTGCCATTAGAGGAAAGGTCGTCACTGGCATTGTCACCCAGATTTATTCGAACGCTTCCGACCGTGGCATTAGTGATGGTGATTTTTGTCAGGTAGAACCGTGAAGTTCCAACAGGATCGACAAGGGCTTCCAGCGCCGTGTTTAACCCTGCTGTGTGTGTATAAGTGTTGGTAGTGGTGTCATAACCCCATCCTGGTCCGTTGTAGCAGTAGAACGTTTCTGTGAGCGTGACGTTGTCAATGGTGGGTTGTCCTACTGTGGTGACGGCCTCAAACTTCAAATCGTAATCATCGCTTTTAGAGCGCATCACTTCATCGAATGCTCCGTTTGAATCAATTACAATCCAACCTGATGTTCCTCCTAAAAATACCTTGATGTAATCGCCGGCACCAGTATCAAGCCCGGTAACAGTTAAGGTGATCCGGTAGTAATTAACAGGTACAATGGCAACCGTCTGAGTAAGCGTGTTCGGTCCCGGAGCAACCGCAGCCAGAGCGACCCCCGCCGACCAGGTGAATCCAACCGCCGTCCAATTTGAAAGATCCGCAGCGAAACCGCCGTCAGTTATCAGATCAGCCCCGTAAGCAATGGAAGTATCGGTACAAGCCAAGTTGTCACCACACGGCTCCCGCTTGATTTGAATGTTGATGGGGTCATTTCGCTCGAATTTCTGGCAGTACCCCGATCCCAAAAAGCCTTGACATGAATCTGTTTCAAGGTCGAATATGATCGGTTGGTTGTCTATGAATGTGAGTCCTGATCCTGTGATTGCCATGTTAGCCTGTTGTTGTTACGAGTTTAAATTCAGCGATTCCCTTTTCTTTATTGTATTTCACAAAGTCAATCCATCCTGTATCCGTGTTTTTGCCGTCATTGAATGAGATCTTTGATATAGGGCTGTTTTTGATTTGATTGAATTGGTAGAGTGATAGCGGCACACTGAAATGATAGTTGTCGGCTATGTAATCCTCTGTATTGAAAACCTGAAACTCCCCTCCTTGAGTTCCTGTAGTCATGAGCTCTATGCTGGTGCTGTAATCTTCCAATGGCCAAGAGTATGTGAATTGCACTCTTAACCTCATTATTTCTCCAGATCCTAAAAATATTAACGGGGACTGTAAACTCAGGCCGGATAAACTTTGATTTGCAGGAAAAAACTGTGTAGTCACATAAGAGGCTAATAAAATTAAATTTGTGGGGTCCCACTTTTCAAATGTGGCTATCATAGTAGGACCTAATAGTATAGTTCCGGGCGGTGTTGCTATGAATGAAAAATTGAACTTAAACCGGTACATATTATCAAATGGGGAAGTAAATAAACTATCCGTTTGGTTGGTAATAAAATTTCCCTGCGTTGTTCCGTTTCCCCAGTCATTGCTTAGGTCATATCCGTCAGTGCCATAGTCTATTGGAAAAGCCCATTGTGGGTGCTCCCAATATGCTCCTGTAGAATACCCCGGATTCGTAAAGGTTACCCCCGGAGCGCTTATGGCCTTAAATCCAACTACCGGAGCACTTAGGTATTTCACAAGCGAAGAAGGGATTCCAGAGAAATGCCTTTCCACAACCTTTGCATTATAAAAATTAGAATTGTAATAAACCGGAAGTGTTGTGCCAAATACATCTCCCTGAATGGCATCAGCGGTAAAGTTTATGGAGTCAAGATTTTCGCAATGGATTAGAACAATGTTTCCATCCCATGAATCAGCACCAAGTATGTGAATTTGCTCCACAACATTTGAAGAGATAACCCAGTCTGTTGTTAGGTCTTTGACTGAATCAATATTACATACTCCGGTAACGGCAAACTGCTCACTTTTGCAACCAACCAGGTTGATTTGATCGGGGAAGGCGGGATCTCCGGTGCCTGAACCGCATCCGGTAGATTCGATTATATCCTCAGAGCCTAATTCAACGGCTGCAATGTTTCTGCTCTGGTCTATTTTGCGAATAACCTCATAAACATTATCAAAGGTGAAAAGCGTTGCCGAGCCGTAGGTATCTTCTGTTTTTTCGAGTACAAATACAGGTCCGGTTCCGATGTTTTCGATAGTAAATGACAGGTTACATAAATTCCTGATATTCCGCATAACGCTGTCATACCTGAAAATTATTGACTTGTCGGTAGATGCCGGATCTCTAATAAGCAATCCATTGGTAAGCATCATACCCTCGAATTCACCGCCTATATCCAGTACTGTTGATCGAAAGCCTACCGTTGCATCAGTTAAGAAATCAATCAGGTACCTAACCACATCATGCAGTCGGTATGTGACAGGATCGGGTAAACCTGTTGCGGTGCCGGTGCAAGGATCGAACATGGAAACAGTCCACTCTGATGGAATATCAATATCAACCCCGTTTTTTGATTTACCTGCATTCACATAGCATTCAATAGACTTATTGTTGTCAATTCTGCTGAAGTAGGAATCATCTTCAAGCGTACATGATGCTGTGCATTTTGTGATGTTAAACTCCACATCAGACAGAAAAATAAACCCTTTGTAAGCCACCTCAAAACTCCCGTTTCTGCCGCATGACTCCATTATCAATACATCAATTATGGCGCAATAACCCTGCTTTCTTTGATTGTACAGGTAGGTATAGGCATCCCCGGTGAATGTAAAATTACCATCAGTGGTTGATGTTATGCCTCCAATGTCCTGATCTCTTTTAATGGATGCGACCCATGAAGGCCATCCCACAGGATCGCTATAAAGGATGCCATCTAAATAAAATTGATATTTTGATGTGTTCATGACGGCCTTCTGTGGTTTCTTGGTGTGTTTTGGTTTGACCCGGCTGAATTCCTTAATTCGATTTCAACCCGTTCCACTGCCCTCCTGTTTGCTATCATCGAATCATTGAGGTTGTCAAGGTCACTCCACTGTTCTTCTGCATAGGCTTTGGCGGCTTTCTTGTAGTCCATTTCCTTGCCGGTTGTGAACTGGATGGATTGCTGAACCATATCCTGTGTGACGGGCTTCATGCGGAATGAATTACCCTCCATCATTGGGGCGTTCAGCAATGAGTTGGCTGCTTCAGGAGAAATCTGACCCCTTTGAATCTTGTTCAGTGCAGGGGCGTACTTCGCGCTGGTTTCGGCACTGAACACTCGTTCACCCACCGACAACATCGCATGAACGGAATCTGACCGGGAAGTACCTGGTCCTTTTACGTATTCGGTACCGTCCTTGAATTGCGGAGGTTTTTGAGCTAAAATACTTGCTATCTCAATGGCTCCAAGTGCGGCTGATGTGACCGCTAAAATATATCCCTGTGGCGGACCGGTAGCTATTGCAGCGGTTACGGCCAAAGCGGTATTGATAATTGCCTGACCTAATTTTGCATCCCGTTCAGCGTTCCAAGCCTTTAGTTTTTGCTGGGCTTCCAGTTTGCGGTACTTTTCTTCGATGTCAGCTTTTTGCGACTCGGTTAATTTTTTATTGTTCAGTTCCGCATTTTTTCTTTTATTCAGAGCACTTAAATTATCCTGAAGTGTTTTCTGAATTCGATCCTGCTCGCTTTTGTAATAGGCATCTGCAATAGTTCCGATTACCTGAAGTGTGGACTGGATAATTTGATCCTGAACCTCCTGTTCGGCAGCAAGAGCCTGTTCCCGTAACTGTTGTTGATTGTCATAATACTCCTGATCCAGTTCTTTTCTCTTATCAATTGCCTCAGCATCAATCTTCACAATTTCAGTGGCGAAAACTTGGCTGTCGGTCACGGTCTGCTTGGAATCTTGAAACTTCTTCTGAGCGGCTAACTTCTCGGCATCAGCAATGGCTTCAATCGCATCCTTTTTGAGTTGGAGTTCAGCGAGCGACCCTGCTTCAGTGGCGGCCAGTTGAGCGGCGATCTTATTCTGATCTACATTGTTCAGTTTCTCCTGCTCGGCATAGATAGCAGCGATCACTTCCCGTTCGGCATCCAGCTTTATTTCCTTCGCCTTTTCGCCTGCCTGAGCGATTATGAGCAGTCGCTGCTCTTCGGTATTCTTGGTGCCTTCCAATGAAAATAAACCGATCTGAGCTTCTTTCTGAATGAGTGCCAGTTTCAGGTTCAGTTCCGCCTCCGTACCCTTTTCAACTTCGATCAGGGAGGTTTCAATGAAGGCTTTTTCATCCTGAAGCTTTTGGAGCTGGGCGGCACGATTGGCAGCACGCTCTTTTTCGAGGGCATCCAGTCGAGCTTTTTCAGCATCTTTCTGGGCGTCCGCTTGGGCGTTGGCAAGATTCTGTTGAGCAATCTTCTGATCTTTGGTAGAATTGGCTATTAAGTCACGAAGCCGCTCCTCCTGTTTTATTCTTGCGTTAGTTGCTTCAACTGCCTTTTGAGCCGCTTCAACATCATCGTCACTTGCATTGCCTTCACGCTTTTTGGTATTAACTGCTTCAAGAGCCTGCAATTGATCTTGCAGCAATGAATTTAATTTATCTAAATCTTCCCGTTGATCCTCGTACAAAACAGCCGAAGAAATCGCCTGAGCTCGTTTCGCATTGGCAATTTTTAATTCTATTTCTAATTGCTCGATAGCTGATCCATTCCTAGCCTTAACCAAATCCAACTCGATCTGAAGATCACGAATTTTATCTCTGTTCGCTTTTGAAAATGATTCGTCCAAAAGCTCCATAGTTTTAATGGATTCCAGTTGCGCCTCATTCAGTTTGATCTGAGCCTCAGCAGCAGAGTCAGCCGAATCCGAAAAGTAAAGAAGGGCTCCTGCCAATGCGCCCAGAGCCACAACAAGCAGCCCGGCAGGATTAGCCGCCATGACCGCATTAAGAAGCTTCTGAGCAGCTACGGCTGCATAACGGATGACAATGTTCTTTGACTCGGCAGCACCTTCCAAAGCGATTAAAGAGGCACTGATTGACCTCTGCGCGTTGGTGATTAATAACGTGGCGGCTGATTGCCTTTGTAGTAGGTTCTGAATACCCTGAAGGCCGTTGGTTATGTTCATCAGAGCGGTCAGCCTGACCAATGTTTCCTGAAGCTCTTTAGAGGTGTCACCAAATAAAGCGGCTGAACCTTCCACGACCTGAAACGCTCCCGCCACACCCTGAATGGAACCGATTACGCCGTCTAAAGCGGAGGTGTCCGAGGCTAAGTTTCTGACCTGAAGATTAACATCCCCGATCTTATCTTCCAGCTCCCCTGCTTCCTGTGCTAACTTTTGAAAACGGGCATCGGTTGGATTTAATGTGGCTAGTTCATTCTTGAGTTCACGGAGTTGCTGCTTCAGGCTTTTTGTGCCTGTTTCAGCTTTGTTCAGGCCGCCTCCATCAGCAAGTGCCGACATTCTCTGTTCAAACTCCTGAACGCTTACCCCTGTTTCATCAAGCGCATCCTGAACACCCTCAAAAAAGCCTTTCACTACTTCACTGCTCGCTCCGGCTGCAATTGACTTGGAAGCGGAAGCGAATCCGGCTGCTAGTTTTTCGTAGGATGCTGCGGTTTGCTTGGAGCCTTCCGTAACGGCTTTCTGGGCGGTGTTTACCGTTGCCAGTGTTTTCGCCCGCTCGTTTATGGCCGCATTGGTTTTCTTGAACAGCTCGGCACTTTTTGCGTCAATCTGTCCAAGTGCCTCCAACTGGTCAATGGCCGGTTGAAGCTCTGTGGTATCTGCGGATAATTCTATTACGATTCGTTGTACGTCAGCCAATGTGATTCATGGGTTAAAAATCGCACTCTCACTTAGCTTTGAGTTTTCTTTTCCAGTGCCAAAATGGCTTCGTTTGTGTAGAAAAAATACTGGTAAATACTTAACTCCTCAATTTTCATTTGTGGCGGTAGCCACCTTGCTAACACTATTTCGCCTCTTGCCCTTGCATGGAGACTTTCTTGGATTTCCGGTATGAAGGATGCGTAAACTGATGCTTCAGAATCATCATGATCTGATCGGAATAAGTCTGGAAATTCCCCTCGAATTCTTTCAAATATGGCATTAGCCTTACGAGCGGCACTTGCAAAAAAAAAGCCTCAATCGTGTAGTCCTGCTTCCATCTTTCAATCTTCTTCTGGGCGTACAGCTGATCGTAGCTGTACGGGTTTTCATTCTCATCGAAGAACACCACAGCGGCGAATTTATACGCCAGATCAGGCTCCCAGATCAAACTGAGCCGCTCATTGCGGAAGGTGAGTATCTGCTTGATTTTAGTGATCTGCTCGAAAGCCTCCTGCAAGCTGATACCTCCTGATTTGCCCGATAAAGCCTGCTCCAGATTGCCGATGTGGGATAGCTCTGATTCGGTTTCCCTGACTAGCTGCTCCCTTGATGTGCGCTGTCTTAACTCTTCATACACCACCATCAGGTGAAGCCCCCTGAGTGAAGGCGTTTTGAACGGGTCAACGAACTGGAAGTACTTTCTGCCATTCTTATCGACAAACGCCACTTCAACAGGCTCTTTCGGGTCGACCAAAAACTTCGCCTTTCGGGTGAACAGGGCGTGTGCCTGGTTGTATAGGATCTGCCAGTTCATAATGCGGAAGGGAGTGCTGCGAGTTTACCTGATTTGACATTGATCGAATCCTGAAGCTTCATGAACATCCCCATTCGTGGCTTAATCCAGATCTCTGTTCTGGTGCCTGCCTTTCTGAACTTCCATGTGAGCGTACCGCCGCAACCACATTCTTTGTAAAGCACAAAGCCTGCCGCTGTCAGTAGCGAGTCGTTTTCAAAAGATGTCAGAGCCATGTTCGTTTTGGTGTTTATTCATGGTTTGCACGAATTCGATATAACCGAAAGTGATGTCAGCCACAAAATTAGTAGCCCCCACCATCAGCACGAACTTGACAATATTTGACAAGTCAGTAAATGCCAACTGAGGAAGTCCGAATGTGGTTAGGTAGTACAGGATGCCCCAAAAGGAACACATACAGGTCAGGCAGCCGTAAATCGGTGTTTTTATGAATTCTAAGATCGGGCTGGTAGCGTACCGGTTCAGGAAGCGGACAATCGGGAAAAGAATGTTACCCTGCCTTGTGGCGGCATAAATCGTGATACAGCACATGGAGCAGGCGATTGCGTGGAGAAACATTTCGGTCATCTTGAAGTTTTTATGAATCGGGTGGCTACGTTGAGGCGATCTCCGAAGCCTGCCCGATCAGGCAACGCTACATTACCGATTCAAAGATAAATTGTTTTTAACAATAAACCAAAAGTTTATGAATTAAACTCAGGCGCTATCACCACATTACAAAAATATCTGAGACAATCTAAATTTTCCAATTGCTGGGTGGGATCTTCACGGTTTGCCTTTTTCAGCTTGCCGTCTGGAAGCATCTCAGCAAACATACAGTCAAAGATCAGTGGGGCGCAATTATCCTCATCAATGGTGATCGGTATTTTTGCGAATATCTTATTCATTAACACCTGATTCTCAACTATTATCGGGTTTCGGATGACCTGAATCTGGCTATCCTCAAGGCGAAGGTTGTGCTGAATTGCGGTGTAGAAATTGTAATCATCCTTAACCAAAGCCGATTGATTATAGCCGGATGAATCCCCTGTAATCACCAGAAGGTCATCGCTGTACTTTGACCAGATCACATCACACAAGCTATCAATATCGGAGTGTTGAAGCACAATTGATTCAATCGCATACAGGTGACCGTCATAGTACTGAAACGCCACACAACAGATCGGGTTTTTATTGAAGTCAAATGACAAATAAACGATCTGATTCGGGTTCTTTTCGGTTTTGCCGATATGCTTATCCCGCTTGAAATTGAATAAAAATGGGTGATTTACTTGCTTCACACCCCACCTTCCAAGCGCATAAACCTGATAATAGTACGGATTGGTTTCTTTTAGATCCTCCAGCTTTGCCCGTCTTTCAGGGGTGCAGTATGGATTGTTGTGGTAGGTTGTATGGGTGGAAGTGTAGCGGATTTTGATCGGATTCTTTTCGCCAGGGATCTTGACCAGCTTTTCGGATTTAAAGTTGCCGTACATCCGGTTCGCCTCCTTCTGATGAAACCGCTTGTAAATCCAGTGCTGCTTGTAATCCCCTTCCGCTTCAGGGTTAAACGACAGATACTCCTTGACCTTTCCCCGGTTACTACGGAGCGTTGGCCAGACTTATGGGTATCTGAAAAGTGTTGGATTCAAAGAATATTTCGGGATTGATTTTTCGGAAGAAGCCATTGATATGGCTAAAAAAACTTATCCAGATGCCAGTATAACGACTTTCAGGCATCAGGATTTATTCAAATACCTGTCATTTTATACGGAAAGCCTGGAGGAGATTTACCCGCCTTCAGAACAGCAATTCTTCTGCTCCGAAACCCTCGAACACATCGAAAAGGACGCAGAACTACTCGCATTGCTTCAGTCAAAGTTTCCCGGCAGTCGGATTGCCCTTTCCGTTCCCACCTTTGATGATCCGGGTCATGTCCGTCACTTCAAGTCGCCATCGGAAGGTAAGGCTCGTTATGGTCCGTACATTGATGTGGATGACCTTTTCCAGATCGGTC